ATGAAAGATCATGGTTTAATAAGTTATATGGATTTGATTGTCCTTTTACAGTATGGGAATTATTGTATTATTGGTATAAAATTATAGAATGGCTTGCTATAACCTCATTAATAGGTTTGCCTTTAGGTTCATGTTGGTGTATTGTCACATATTTTTGTAATGAAATAGCAAGGAAATTTGCTTTATGGATAGTTGATGAGTTTTTGGGATTACCCCATATAATGGCTTTTTTCTATAAGACAGTCTTAGGAAGGAATATCATTATTATGATAGCTCAAAAATTGGATATTCGAAATAGAAGTGATATAGTTAGGTATGCTTTTAAATCTTTAGGAAGAACCATTCAAACTAAATATGGTAATCCAAATTTTCTAGCATGGCTCATAATATATTTGGGAGTTGCACATACAATGTACTCCCTTCGTAATATGTTATTTAAGTATATTTTAGGTCCTAAACAGGAGTCTGAGGAAGTCTCATCAAAAGATATTGGTGAAGCACCAAAAGCTGTAGATGGAGATAGAGAAAATGTTTGGTATAAGAATGATTATGAATTAACATCTTTTGATTATACCCCACAGCAAATTGGATCTAATGGATTGACATTAGAACAGTTCTGTAAATCTATTGAGAATAATATTGTCCATTTACTATTGCGGTCTGATTCAGAAGATAAGACTAAATTCACTGGAGCTTTATGTTTGAGGAATAATCTATATTTATTGAATTCTCATGCTGTTCCTAAGGATAAAGTTATTGAAGTCAAACTCATAAATATGCCAGATAAAGATGGAGTAACAAGTAACGTTACAACCATTCTATACCAGCATAATTTTATGAGATTGCCGAATGACTTAGTATTGGTTGAAATCAAATGTACTTGTTTATGTAAAGATATAACATCATATTTCGCTTCAGAAACCTTTTCAGGTGTATGGAATGGTATGATGCTAGGAAGAAGTCGAGATGGTCAAATAATGAATAATCCTTTAAAGAAAATAAATAAACAAGAAGCCAAATGGTTACCATCAGTAACTGGTCATCATTGGGAGTATCATCCTCAAAAGCATACTCAAAATGGTGATTGTGGAAGTGCTATAATAGCAGAAACTCCTAAAGGCTTTGTTATTGTTGGTATTCATTATGCAGGTATTCAAAGTGTTTTCTCTTCATTTGTATCTCCTATTTCAGGAGCTACAATTGTCGATCAAAATATACTTTCAGAGGTAGAGAAAGTTTTCCCTAAAACTGTAGTACCATCTGTACCTATGCTAGAGTCTAAAACTGCTCGAGGAATTTTAGGGGGTCTTCATAAGAAGGCTCCTTTAAGATTTGTTGAGCAGGGATCATGTTCTGTTTATGGATCTTTTGTTGGATTTAGGTGTCAACCAAAAACAACAGTAACTCGTTCTATTATGTGTGATTATATGGAATCTAAAGGTTTTAAAGTGAAGTATACCAAACCCTCAATGAGAGGGTGGGAACCCAAGAGAAAAACCTTATTAGATATTATGTCTATGGAACACAAATTTGTTAATGATGTTTTGGATAATATTGTTAATGAATTTGGAGATTCAATAATAGAACAATTAGGAGATAAAGTAAATGAGTTGCAAGTTTATGATGATTTTACAGCTGTTAATGGGGCCGCTGGTGTTACTTATGTAGATAAAATGAATCGAAATACAAGTGCAGGATTTCCCTGGAAGTGTAGTAAGAAATATTATCTACATGCAATACCACCAGTAGGTCAAAATCTCAATCCAGTTGCTCCCAATCAGGAGATAATGGATCGAGTTGATGAGATTATAGGAAAATATCATAAAGGAGAAATGGCACATCCCGTTTTCACTGCAGCTTTTAAAGATGAACCAGTTTCATTTGAAAAAGCTAAAACACATGCTACGCGTGTGTTTATGGGTGCTCCTATGGATTGGAGTATAGTTGTTCGCAAATACTGCTTATCATTTATTCGTTTGGTTCAAAAGAATCGACGAATATTTGAGTGCGGTGCAGGAACTATAGCACAATCTGACGAGTGGCATGAATATTATGATTGGCTGACAGCTTTTGGAAAGAAACAGATTGTTGCGGGAGATTATAGTAAGTTCGATAAACGAATGGGCTCACAAATAATTCTCTCAGCTTTCCAATTAATGATTAAAATAATGAAAGCATCTAAAATGACTGACGCACAGATAAGTGTAGTTTTAGGAATTTCCTACGACACAGCTTTTCCAATGGTTG